CATCAAAAAAAAGACATATCAAGGATAGATATGAATGCTATAAAAGATAAAAGGAACGATAAATAATGAATAGAATAAGTAAACATATAACTTATAAAGAAGCTACTAGAAGTGCAACAGCTTTACGCTTAGGTATAGATAATAAACCTAATGAGTATGAGCTTCAGAATATGGAGATGGTAGCTAAGAAAGTATTTGAACCACTTAGAGAAGCTGTTAATGCACCAATTAAAATAAACTCATTTTATAGATGTGAAGAACTTAATAAAGCTATTGGAGGCAGCAGTAAAAGCCAACATTGTCAAGGACGTGCTATTGATATTGATGATGTTTATGGTAATGTTAGTAATGCTTTTATGTATTATTATATTAAAGATAATCTCGACTTTGACCAACTTATTTGGGAGTTTGGCACAAATGATAGTCCTGATTGGGTTCACGTTAGCTATGTAGATGGTGACTCAAACAGAAAAAGATGTCTTAGGGCTATAAAAGAAAATGGTAAAACTAAATATATAGATATAACTAATGGATAATTTAACAATAGGTTTCGGAGAAACATTTTCTACTGGCCCTTTAGTGGGTTTTTCTTCTTATCCAGAAGATGAGCAAAATGAATTCAATGAATTAAATATATACTTATTGTTTGTATTTATTCATATAAAATGGAAGTCAAATTATGAGTAAGATATTAGCAAAGCTATTCGGATCTGCGGGATCCGGAATAGCAGATAAGATTTCAGGTATAATAGATAAACATACTTTTAGTAAACAAGAAAAGGCACAGATAAAAAAAGAAATGGATCAAATATGGATTGATGCTGAAGCTGATATGCAAAAGAATGTTACTGAAAGATGGAAGACTGATATGAGTAGTGATTCCTGGTTATCTAAAAATGTTAGACCTTTAGTTTTAATATTTCTTGTGGTGTCTACGGTGCTTATGGTATTTATTGATGCAGGCGTTATATCGTTTGAAGTTAAGGCTAATTGGATTGACTTATTACAATTAGTGCTTATAACGGTCATAGGAGCTTATTTTGGGGGCCGTAGCGCAGAGAAATTTAAAAAGTAATGGCAAAGCTAGTCATAAGCAATTATCGTGCGTCTAATCGCACTAAAAGGCCCGGTGTGCATTCTAAAAATGCATCACCAGGGCAAAATAAATATAAAAAGAAATATAGAGGTCAAGGTCGTTAAACACAGTGATTACAGAACTTAAATATTTTACATTCGAAGATTTTGACTGTCCTTATTCTAGGTTTCCTGATACAGGATTCAAGTATATGGATAGAGAATTCTTGTCTATGTTACACGAAGCTAGAAGACTATGTAAGATAAAATTCAAGATAATTAAAGGATATGTTTCACCGGATGGTGTATTAATGGCCAATGAACTCAGTAACTCTTCTCACTTAATAGGCCGAGCTTGCGAGATCTGGTGTAAAGATAATTATAAGAGATATAGGATAATTACAGCTTTACTTGAAGTTGGTTTCACTAGAATAGGTTTTTCAGATGATAGAATCTATGTAGATAATGATGATATGAAACCAGACTCAATATGGCATTTTAAAAGAAAATTAGCAAAAAGGTTTATATAATATAGTATATTATATATATTATATATTATATTATAATTATTATATTATATATTATAATGTATTATATATAATATTATATATATTACAATACAACTATAAAGTTGTATTGTATATATAATATAAAATATTATATTTGTAAAAAACAAAATATGAAAATAGACACAGAAAACCAATACTACCAGGACTTTGACGAACTATCTAATTTCTTAAGAAGACCTATAAGAAATCCAGAAACAAGAAAGATTGATTTGCTTCAAGGCTGTTTAGTTAGGGTAGGAGCTTTTAATGCAGAATTATCTATGAAGATCCAACAAGTAGAACTTGTAAACAACAAACTTAATAAAGATATTCTACATCTAAAAAAAGAACTAGAAAACAGTATTCAGGACATAGAAATAAAAAAGTATTTTGATTCTATCTAAATATATTATATATTTGAAATATGAAATCATTACACGAAAAATTGGCGGCTATTCAAGGGAGACTGAAAGCGCCTAAAAATCAAAGAAACAATTTTGGTAAATACAATTACCGATCTTGTGAAGACATCTTAGAGGCTGTAAAACCTCTATTAAATGAGTACGGGTTAGTGTTAACATTAACAGATAAAGTACATTCATTATTCGATTCATCATATGTGGAAGCTACAGCGACTGTATCAGATGGTAAAGATCAAATCCAGGTTTCTGCTCAAGCAGGAATAAATCCTAATAAAAAAGGAATGGATATAGCTCAATCATTTGGTAGTTCTAGTTCTTATGCTAGAAAATACAGTCTTAATGGATTATTCCTTATTGATGACACGAAAGATGCTGATGCAACAAACACTCACGGAAAAACATCAGTAGCAACAAAGAAAGAATTACTTACTCCTAAACATCCTAAATTTAAGAATGTAAAGAATTATATTCTAGGTGGTGGTAATCTTAAACAGGTTGAAGATAAATATACAATATCTGATGCCGCAAAAATTCAATTAGTAAACTCTTAATTTTTATTTATATGGCAAGTATATCAGCAATTTCAATAGACGTCAAAAAGATTGACAAGTCTAAATTAAACAAAGGACAATATCTTAATATAGATATTGCCACAAGAGATGAAACAAATCAGTATAATCAAAATGTTTCAGTATATTATTCTCAAACACCAGAAGAAAGAAAGGCAAAAGAACCTAAAGTATATTTAGGTAATGGTAGAGTTGTTTGGACTGATGGAAACATTAATAAAGCTGAATTTGTGAAAGCAAACACCACTGAGGAGATGGTGGATTTTTAGTGTTTTGTTTTTGATTTGGAAAAGTGGGTTGTAAAATACCCACTTTTTTTTTATATTTATTAACCTAAAACAATGCTATGCAAGATAAGTTTAACCTCCTCAGTAATAAAACTTATGTAGATCCAAAAGAATCTATAGAATATCCTCCAGTTGCCTTATCATATGGGCAATACAAAATAAAAGACAATTATTATCCTATACCTATAGGAACATATGGTAATTTCAGTTTCATTCAAGCCGCTCCTAAAAGTAAAAAAACATTCCTAGTATCAATGTTATGTGCTGTTTATTTAGCTGATAAAACTAAATTAACCGGCAATATTAAAGGCCACAGAAGAAACCTTAGACTTGTTCATTTTGATACTGAACAAGGTCGGTTTCACGCTCAAAAAGTGTTTAAAAGAGTTCTGGACATATCTAGAAACAATAATGAAATGTACGATACTTATGCATTAAGAGTATTATCTGTACAAGAAAGAGTAGATTTTATAGAATTATATTTACAAAGATATGGATCTGAATTAGGAATGATGGTTATTGATGGAGTTGCTGATTTAGTTATGGATGTAAACGACATAAAAGAATCTAGTGACATTGTACAAAGAATATTAAGATGGTCTGAGTTTTATGATATTCATATTATATGTGTAATACACACTAACTTTAATTCAAATAAAGCTACCGGACATTTAGGATCCCACTTAGAAAAAAAGACGGAGACTCAAATACAATTAAACGTAAGTGAAGAAAATGAAGATATAGTAAAAGTTACTTGCAAAAGATCCAGGAGCTTTGCCTTTGAAGAGTTTAACTTTGAAGTAACAAAAAATGGTATCCCTATAGTATTAGATAAAATAGATGACATATTAAAATTAAACAATGGAACTAACTTTAAGTTTTGATATAAGACCACAAGCTCACCAGTCTGTTAGGATGGGTAGAAACGGTATAGCTTATACACCTAAAAAGATAAAAGACTACAAAAGAGCCGTAATGATATTAGCCAGGAAACAACTACCTAAAGACTTTGAAATGATTCCTGCCGGAACTCCAATTACTGTAGAATATTTACATTATATATTTCAATATAATAAGTCTACTCCAAAAAAAAGAAGAACTTATCAACTAGACAAAACAACTAAACCTGATTTATTAGACAACATTAATAAAGCTTTTATAGATGCCTTAGAAGGAATTGTATTTGCTCAGGATCAAAATATCATAAGAGTAAAGGAGTTAAGAAAATTTTACGGAGAAAGCAATAAAATAGAAATAAAATTATTATATTAAGAAACAAATTATGAATAACACAGAATTCAATAAGTTAAAGAAAGAATTGTTAGATGAATGTCAATCTATTATGGATGCTAAACAACCAGAATATACTAATAAAAATATTGATGTTTTGTATAATTTTAAAAGTACAGGCGATCATATAGGTATTAAACCTGCTGAGGTTTGGGCTGTATTCTTTCATAAACACATACAAGCTATTTTAAGCCACGCTAATAATCCAGATATGCCTCAAGCAGAACCAATAGAAAGTAGATATGCAGATGCTATAAACTATTTATTCCTAGGTTATGCCTTAATGAATGATAAACCTAAAAAAGATATAATATCCGGAACTGAATGATACTTCAAGAATTGTCTAAGCGAAATAAGGAATGGTTAAAAATTGCACTTTCTATTTGCAAAGATGAATCCCTATCTAAAGAGTTAGTTCAGGAGATGTATTTAAGACTTAATAAATACATTAATAATATAGATCGTATAACAGTAGACGGCAAAATTAGTTCCCTATATATATATGTGACTATCAGGAACTTATATTACAAGCATCAGAATAAGAGAAAAAAGAACATAATCTTTCAATATAAAGATTATGATTCTTTTGATGATGGGTTAAATATAAATGATAATTTTAAATCTTCTATAGATAATGATATAGAATTATCTAATATGGAAGAGGCACATAAAAAGATTATGGATAATATATTAAAAGAGGTTTCTACTTGGCATTGGTATGATGAGAAGTTATTCAAACTGTATTTCTTTACAGATAAAAGTTTAAGAAACATAGCTTCTGAAACTAAAATATCTTTAACAAGTATATATAACTCTTGTAAAAATTATAAACAAATACTCATCGAAAAGTTTGGTGAGGATGTAACAGACTTTTTTAACAAAGATTATTACCAAATAAAATGAAAGAACCAAAAGACAAAAGAACAAAGGCATATAAAGAATGGAAAAAGAAGTTCGATGCCGCAAATGAAAACAAGTCTGAAGGACTTGGAGATACTATTGAAAAGATTACTAAAGCTACAGGAATTAAAAAAGCAGTTAAGTTTTTAGCTGGTGAAGATTGCGGGTGTGATGAAAGAAAGAAATTGCTTAATGATATGTTTAGATATAATAAGCCTTTATGTTTAAACGAAGAAGAATATAACTTCTTAACAGATGTATTTACTACAAAGGGAAGTATTATATCTTCTAGTAGAGTAGTTAGATGTATTAATATATTCAATAGAATATTTAATGCAAAGCAAAAAGCAACGAGTTGTAGCTCGTGCTTTGTGGCTAATGTATATAATCCTCTTAAAAAGGTTTATGAAGCCTATAAATAAAGAGGAGGATTTATTTAAACATTTAAAATTAACAGTTTATCCAGACTTAGTTAAAGCAAGAGGTAAGCTGTCTAGATGGGATTGTTATTCTGTAGACAAAGCTCATAGAATAGAATTAAAATGCAGAAAGACTCATTACGATACTTTGCTCATTGAGAAAAAGAAATTTGATGCAATGATTCAAGTTTGTGATAAATATCTCGATATTCCTTATTATATTTGTAGTACACCAAAAGGTATATATTCTTTTAATTTATATGAAGTATATCCTGAGTGGGAAATAAACTATAAAAATCCTGCTACTACTCAATTTAGTAATAGGGGAAGGATTTTAAAAGAAGTTGCTTATTTAAACATAAATGATGCCAAATGGATACAATAAAATTACTTGACGGATCAGAATGGAATGTTAAGGAGATCTTAGAAAAAATGGAAGACAATAACTTCTATTATGGTTTCTTAGGTAAAAACACTTTATCTTCTTCTGTAGCTAAAAAACTTATGGTAAGTGCTGATGATTATATACAAGATATCAATAACCCAAAAGATTCAAACATAAAGCCGTTTAGGGATGGTAGATTGATTCACGTTTCAATACTTGAAAGTGATAAGATAAATGATTATTATGATTTTGTTGATGTTCCAACAAGAAGAAATAAAGAATTTAAATTAGCTGCTGAAAACTCAAAAGGTAAAGAAGTTATGCTTGAAAAAGAAAGGGTTTGGGCAGATGGATTAAAAGAAGTTGTTTTACAAGATCCTGAAATAAAAGAATACATAACAAAAGGAGAATGTGAGAAGTCTGGAATAGGATATATAATGGGCCTGCCTTTTAGAGGCAAGGCCGATTGTTTGTATGAAGATAAAATAATTGATCTAAAAACTACTTCAGATATTGATAATTGGGAATATAATAGTTATTTTTATGGTTATGATATACAGAGTTATATTTACACACAATTATTTAACAAGGATGAGTTTGTTTTTGTTATCATAGATAAAAGGAATAATAAACTAAAAACATATACAGCGCCAAATGATTTTATCAATTCAGGAAAGAGAAAACTTAGAAGAGCAGTTGAGAATTATATCGGACACTTTGGATTTTAAAAGTTCTGTTAGTTTGCTTTATTTTAATTTAACAGTAGATGATTTTATGGCTGGAGCTTCAATCAGGCAAATACAATCTAGCTTAAAGTTCTATGAAGAACTAGAATTGTACGATGAATGTCAGGGAATATTTATGGCAATTAAATATTATAAAATAATAATGAGAACCTTTATAAATAAAAGATATGAAGATTAAAGAAGTAAGAAGTTTTATAGAAGATAAAACTCAATTAGATATAGGCAAGAAATCAAGAAGAAGAGACTATGTATATGCAAGAGCTATGTTCTTTTATTTATCTAAAAAATATGCTAGAGCAACTTACCAAGCTATGGCGAAAGAAGTTAAATGTAATCACGCAAGTGTAATCTATTCTATAAGACATACTGTACCAGTAATATTTAGAGAAGAGCCTCAATTAAAAAGATTGTGTGATCACTTTGTTTCTTTATTTACAGAAGAGATCGTATCAGATACTAAAAGTAAATCAGATATTATTTCTGAAAACATAGATCTTAAAATAAGATTATCTAGATACCAGGACGCTGAAACTAAAGGTGGTAAGCTCAAGGTTGTTCAAAATACAATAGATTCTAAATTCGCTAAATTAATAGAGCAAACTCCTGAAGACAAAATAGATAACTTGTATATCAGAATGGAGGCTATAGTTAGAATGTTAAATACTGAATGGAAAGATAAGATAACTGTATATTCAAGCTATGAAACAGTTAATGGTTATTAATGGCCAGGAAGAGAAAAATAAAGAAAAGAGTCGTCTATGATCCTAAAATAATAAGCTGGTGTATTAATAAAGGTTATAAACTCTATCCGGTTCCTGAGGGAAAAGAATACAGGATAGTTTTAGAATATAAAGGGATGAAAAAGAAATCAGAACTTTTATATAATAAAAAGAAATGGAGCGAAAGAATATGGGAAGTATATGGATTAATATACAATAAAGAATGCCAAGAAAAAAAGTAGAAAGAAAATATATGAAGAAGACCGATGGTCGAAAGAACAACGGTCAAAAGAAAGGAGACGCCGTTCTTAGAAGAACTATGGCTACTCCTGCTAATATAAATAAAGCAAAGAAGAATAGATCTAAAATGCTTGCTACTGGTGCTATTAAAGAGGTTTATGGATCTGAAGAAGCTTTCTGGGTTATGGTAGCAGAAAACGCTAAAGATTCTCAGTTTGATAGAAAAATGATATTAGAATATATTTATGGTAAAGCTAGAGATAATGTAGATGCTTCTTCTGCTAATGATAAAGTAGATATCTCTATTATGAATTTCTTTCAAGGCACTCCAAAGATAGAAGAGAACACAATTGATATAGAATCAGAAGATGAAGACACCGAAGCTTAATCATAAATACCAGGCCTTTGGAAATGATTCAAGATACTTTATTGTAACAGGAGGTAGAGGATCCGGTAAATCTTTTGCTGCTAACGTATTCTTATTGTTGTTAACTTATGAAAGAGGACACAAGATTCTATTTACAAGATATACAATGGTATCCGCAGCTTCATCTATTATTCCAGAATTTATAGAGAAGTTAGAAATTATGGGTGTGGTCGAAGACTTTAGAATAACTAAAGACGAGATCACAAACATTAAAACAGGATCTAGTATTTTATTTAAAGGTATTAGAACAGCATCAGGAAATCAAACAGCAGCTTTAAAATCATTAAATGCTATTACTACATTCGTTTTAGATGAAGCAGAAGAATTAACAAATGAAGATGACTTTGATAAAATTGATCAGTCTGTTAGGGTAAGGACTAAACAGAATAGATGTGTTCTTATATTAAATCCAACTACTAAAGAACATTGGATCTACAATAGATTTTATGAGAATAGAGAAATACCAGACGGCTACAATGGAATGAAGAATAGTATTACCTATATACACACAACCTATAAAGATAATGTAGATAATCTATCTATATCATTCTTAAATCAAATACAAGACATAAGAAGAAGAAGACCGGAAAAATATACTCATCAGATCCTTGGAGGCTGGTTAGAAAAACAGGAAGGGGTTATCTTTAAAAATTGGAGAATAGGAGAGTTCAATGAGAACTATGATATATATTATGGGCAAGACTTTGGATTCTCAATAGATCCAACAGTCTTGACTAAATTAAGTATTGATAGAAGAGGTAGAAGAATATATTGTAAAGTAATGTATTGTAAGCCTGGGCTTTCTACAACTCAGATAGCAGACTATAATATAAGATATGCAGGCCCACATTTAATTATTTGTGACTCAGCTGAACCTAGGCTTATAAATGAAGTTAAACTCAAAGGGGTTAACATAAGACCTACAATAAAAAGAAAAGGATCTATATTATCTGGTATTGCTCTTCTACAAGACTTTGATTTAATTGTTGATCCTGATTCAACAGAATTAGTTAAAGAATTAAATAATTATGTTTGGGCCACCAAAGGCCAAACAAAACCAGTTGATCGTTGGAATCATTGTATTGACTCAATCCGCTATGCGGCTCAATACGCTTTAGAAGGATTCTCTAAAGGAAGTTACTCAATTCGTTAAACGCAGTAGGGTTAGACTCTTAAACGCAGTAGGGTTAAGATCTTAGTTAACTTCGTTACCTTTGGAATCAATAACCTTGTAGTTATTATCTTTTAAAAGTTTTACTGCATCATCTATTGTCTTTTGAGTTTTCCTAAAGTGATCAAAGATTTGATTTTCAAATGCATTATTTTTTATGTACATATCTATTAATTTTATTAAGTTTACTTCTTAAACATAGTAGGGTTTAGTTCTTAAACGCAGTAGGCTTCCCGCTGAACTCAGTAGGCTTCCAGATCCATCTCTGGAACTTCCTCTGTTGCCTCGAAGTAGATCTCTGTTCATACTTCAAAGTTAAGAAAATTTTAACATATTCTTAACATTAATTTAACATTAGACAAAAAAATAGTTTGTAGTATTGTATCAAACATTAAAAATAATTATATGGAAAAAGTTGAAAAGTTTATCGAAGAGACTTCTAACGGGAAGATCTTCAGCGCAACATTCGTAAAAAAGAATGGTACTATCAGAACTATTCATTGTCGCAGAGGCGTCAAGAAAGGTCTGACTGGTAAAGGTATGGCCTATGATCCTGGATCTAGAGGCCTATTAGTTGTCTATGATTTATCTAAAAAGAATTATCGTATGATAAATTTAGCTAAATTAATTGAAGCTAAAGTTAATGGTTTAATCTATAAATTTATTTAATATGAAAGAACCTTATAAAAAAGTGATAGAGTTCTACAAGAACTCATCACCTAAACAACATCAATACTTTTTAAATCTGATTAGTGATCAAATGACATTCTTTAATCAAGAGACTAGAGAGCAATTTGATATAGACAATGATCGCTTAATTGAATTTAATGGCATATTTCATCAGTTAAATTTAAAAGGTAGTTACGACAGCACTTTCGTGAAAGATCCCAGTATTGAATCTCTAATCGATTATGAAAGACAATCTGTTGGTTATGCTGAGTCAGATGCTAGTAGTGACGAAGATATTCTAGCTAGTTTAATTTCTAAATATTGTGAATGGGATGGGGCTTTTATTTACAGATTAGCAAGAGAATGTTTTACAGAATGTAATCATCATACTTTTAACAAAGCTTTTGAGAAGCTTTGGGAAAAGGAAATACTTAAAACAGATCACATAAATAAAAAAGATAAAAATGAAAACGATAATAAATAAAATTAAACAATACAATCGCAAGTCAATGCGAAATGTTAAGAACACTAGAGAAGAAATTGATAACTATATAAAAATTGAAGTTGTTTCATCCTGGACGATTAAGGGCGATGCTAAAGAACATAGAGATACCTTAGCAAACCTAGAAATATATTCCTGGACTATCACATCACAAGAGTTAGAATTACTTGTAGAGGCGCTTAAATGCGTTTATTCAAATCATCCGGATGGGGAGGTTAAAATGGAAGTCACACATAATCACGAATACTTAAATTGTTAATATGATAAAGTGTAATAAATGTTCATCAGAAATTGTAAAGAAAGGCGGAGTCTTTTTCTGTTACAATTGCAAGGGTTATAAAATGTCTTATGAGACATATAAGTTTAATTCATTAATAAATAGTTATGATAAATAATAAAATTAAAATAGTTAGACCAATGAGAGTTTGGTTCAGGAGCTTCTGGATCCTAATGAATGATATATTCAATCCAAAAGTAGCAACACATAAATGGACTAGATATCCAATGTATGCTAAAGATCAAAAAGAAAAAGATCTTATCATTGCAAGTAAAGTAGAAACGTTAAACCAGAATATTAAAATTAAGAATTATGACTTATAGTGAAGACATCCAGAGAATTGAATCTCAACACCTGAGATTAATTCTCAATAAGCAAGCAGATACAATAGACGAATTGAGAATAGAAGTTGTTACACTTCATTCAAGAATAGAAGTCTTGTTAGCAAAAATAGAAGTCCTGGAACAAAAAGTTGAACAGGATATAATTAATAATAAATTAAATTAAATAAAGTTATGAGTAAAAATAATCACACTTACGTTCACAGTATTGATGGGATCCACGGATCTGACGGAGAGGTTTACGTTAGTTATGGGAAAGATAAAGAGCTAACAATAGAATCTGAAAGCCTTTGGTTTTTCCTTCCGGATTTAATTAAGATAGCAATACAGCAAAAGAAAGTTTCTAATGAGATCCAGAACTTGCACATTGAATCGGCTGTTAAATTATTAAAGGATACACTATGAAAAGAAAAGATTTTATAAAGACATATATTTTGCCATATGAAGAAGACTCTTCAATTATAAAATATTTAGAAGGTTCAATGGATTATGATGATGACTATTTAGAAGAAGTTGCAAGTAATATTAATGTTAAAATAAAACACTGATTCTTAAACGCAATAGGGTTGCCAACTTCATTAAACGCAATGGGGTTGGCAATTTCTTAAACGCAGTAGGGTTTCTTTCTTAAACGCAGTGGGGTTAGCCCTCCAAAATCAAATGTTAAAATTCTGTTAAAATTTTGGTAGATTAAAATATTTTTTGTATTGGCAAATTTTCGGGCTTGATTCATTTGCGCAATTTAGAAACGTTTTAAATAATTTAGATAGCGTCAAATGTTAACAATTCGTTAACATTAGCAAACCAATTTTAAATATATATTTGTGATTCACTTTAAAAAAATAAATATGTCAAATTTTCAAACTACATTAAAAAGAACTATTAATGAGATTAACGGGTTTCAGGTTCCTAAAAAATTATTAAGCCAGGGAACGACGAACGCAAAAACAAAAAAGAATAAGTTAAAAACTTTTATTCTTTATTTAGCGCCTTATAACCAAAACAGTAAAGGGGTTAACATTTGCCCGCACGCCTCCAAAGGATGCGCGGTCTCTTGTCTGTTTTCAGCTGGCCGGGGTAAATTCTCAAACGTTGTAAAATCCAGGATAAATAAAACCGAATATTTTCTTAGGGATAAAAAGAATTTTTTGCACCAATTACATAAGGAAATAATACAAGAATATTACAAAGCAAAAAAAGGTAATTATAAAATTGCGATCAGATTAAACGGAACTTCAGACCTTGATTTTTTACACTTATTGCGGGTTAACTTTGGTTTCTGTTCAGAAAGTTACGCCGATAATATGGTTTTTTATGATTATACAAAAGACATCAGAAGAGCAATAAAGTACAAAGATTTTAATGAGTATAATTATAAATTAACCTTTTCACATTCTGAATCTAACTCATTAAATTGTGATCTAGCCATAAGAAACAAAATAAACGTTGCTGTAGTTTTTGAACAGATGCCAATAAAATATTTAGATACCTGGGTTATTAACGGGGATCAAAGCGATGATATTATGCTGGATCACTCGGGCGTTATTTTGGGCCTCAAGGCCAAAGGCGACGCGCGAACAGATCAAAGCGGTTTTGTAATTAAAAAAGATAATAAATATATAGAATATGATGTTTTACCCTTCTAGTTATTACGATCCACCCAGCCAGGATCCGCCGAACTTTTGCGCATTCTGTGAAAAAGAGATCCCCGACAATAAAGTTTATTGCTCCAGCTCTTGCCTGGTTAATGATTCAGAACTTTAAACGCAATAGGCCTCATTAAACGCAGTGGGCCCCATTAAACGCAGTGGGCCCGCCTGCTTTTTTTCAGGTTTCAGAGCTCCCAAAATTTTAACAAAACTTTAACATTTCTTTAACATTTATTTAACATTTTGCGCCTTATATTAGCAGTATTAAAATAATTAATTAATCTAACAAACATTAAAATTATGAGTAAACAAAAAAATTTATTTCAATTGCTTAAACCAGAAGCAAAAAAAAGCCTGGTAAGAAACAGAATACAATTTGAGGTCGTTATAGATATGATCATTGAAAACTTAAAAAGGAATTACAACGTTTCAGATTTAACGATTAGACAAGTTAATAATATTTATTTATTTTCTGACATTGACTATCCACAAAGCCCGGTTGAGGCGATGTATTGTGAACCTTTATTTTTTAAAAATGATGAAGAATTAACTTTCCAGGACGATGAAAAATAAACTAATAAAAATAATTGAGGCGGTATTTTTAACCGCCTCAATTATTCAATTAACTTTAATTTTTTTACTAATTATAAAACTAATAACAGAATGAATAATATTTTAACAGACAACAAAACAATTAAAAATTTTACTAACGTGGAATTTATTAACCATATTATGCAAACATCACATATTCACCAGGTCGCAAGCCTTAAAGTTTTTGAGCTGGGAATGAAATCTATTTTAAGCGAAAAAGAACAACTATTGAAAGAATATGAGGAACACCAGGAAAAACTAAAAAAAGAAAATAAAGTTTCTATAGCTTTTCATATTCCTACAATGATGAGAATAATTGAAGAAATGCAAACCGCGTTTAATCTAAAATATAATAACTAATGACAGTAATTGAACTAATTAACGAACTAAAAAAACATCCTGAAAATTCGGATGTTATAACAGATAATATTGCACCAAATAAAGAAAGGGAATTTGTTTTTGGAACTTTTATGAATGAAGACGGAGACACAATTTTATCAACTTATTTAAAATAAATAGTTTGTTTTGTTTGATCCTAGT